GACATTAAACAGTATTTTCCCCCACGGGGGGCAGCCTGAAAGGAGATTTGTAATGGAAACCACAAAAATGACCTACATCAACTGGATTAACGCAAAGGTAGCAAAGCCTTCCAACGACGGAACTTATCTTGTTTTCTCCAGCTACAAAAGTTTTTTTGAATGCAAATACAGCGCAGATCGTGGGCTGTTTTATTTCGAAAGCAGCCCCGAAACCGGAATAGATGTATTTTGGTGGACTATAAAGCCCGAACTGCCGGAGGTGCGAGATGAAGCGTAAAGAAGTGATCGAATTCCTCAAGGAAGCCCTGTATATGCTAATGGCATTGGCCAGCATGGTCGGCTGGGTGGTCATATTGATGGGGGTGTGTCCGGGATGAACCAGAACGAGCGCATCGAGGTCATCCGAGCAGTTTATCCCGGCTACTCAAAGCCCCTCGACAGTATGTGCAAGCGCCCTGAATACTACGGTGTTAAGCGGACACCGGAAGCGCAGTCGCTGATTTCGAAGAAGCGGCCAAAGCGGGATGTGTATAACCTCCATGTCTGCGTTCCAAACGGGTTCGTGGACATGGCGGAATTCCGCCGGCAGCTCATCGAGATGGGCTATGGGAACTTCTCCGGCTGGGTGCTGCGGTGCATCCGACGCCAGCAGGAGGAGTACAAAAAAAGAAAGGCCCCCGCCAAAGACGGAGACCTAACCACCACCACAACTATACAGGATTAAAGGAGGGATGTCAAGTGCTGGTGTACAAGGGCACCGACAAGGACATGAAATGCCAAGGCTTCCAGTATGAACTCGGCAAAGAGTATGAGGAGCAGGAAGCAAAATTGTGCGAGAAGGGATTCCATGGCTGCGAATATCCTCTTGATGTGTTTGGCTATTATTCCCCTGAAGGCAATCGGTTTTTCGTGGCCAATCTCGATGGCGTGACGGACGAAAAAGAAGACGACAGCAAGCGAGCCGGAACGAAAATAAAGCTACTGGCGGAAATCGGCTCCTCCGGGCTTGCAAAAGCAGCGGTAGAGCATATAAAAAAGCGTGCCGAGGAATCGGATGACGAAACAGGCAACTGGAGCGTGGCGACCAACGAGTGCAACTATAGCGCTGTCACCAACGGTGACCACTACAGCGCAGCAACCAGCAGAGGCCACCACAGCGCAGCCACCAGCACAGGATGCCGCAGTACAGCAACCAGCATAGGCGCCTACAGTGCAGCAACAACTACCGGCGACTGTAGCGCTGCAACCAACAACGGGTACGGTAGCACGGCTACAAACACAAACGACTTTAGCGTATCGGCTAACACCGGCGGCTGCAGCGCAGCCACATCCACCGGCTGCTTTAGCACAGCTACAACCACAGGAACCAGTAGCGCAGCGGTCAACACAGGCTTCCGTAGCGCAGCCGCCTCCGCCGGCTCCTATAGCGTAGCGGCAAGCACAGGCGACCGTAGCGTAGCCACAAGCACAGGCAGCAGTAGCGTAGCCATAAACACAGGCCACCATAGCGAAGCTACCGCTGCTGGGCCGGATTCCATTGCGGTCGTAACCGGCAATTGTGGGAAGGCATCCGGCTCCACTGGCTGCTGGCTGGTCCTTACCGAAAGAGGCCATTGGACTGGCGATGTATACCCTGTTAAAGATGTCCGTTTGGTCAAGGTGGACGGAGAGACCATAAAGCCCGGCGTGTTTTATAAGCTTGTGGATGGAGAGGTGATTGAGGCATGACCCCGATACCTTATGTGCCGGATGCCATCTGGCCAGACGACTACATGGACTGGCTCCACCGGGAATGCCCCGTCTGCAAAGCGGAAATCCACAGCGACATCTATGTACGCCGCTTGACCGATGAGATCGTATCCTGCGACCAGTGCATCGATGACCACATCAACAGCCTCCTCGATGAGTACGAAGCAGGGGAAATCAAGAAGGTGGACGCTTACGACGCCGAGGGTGACAAGTATTTCGAAGAAGCAGAACAGTATATCAGACCGTATTAAGGAGGAAACATGGAGACCAACTATTTCAGAGAGTTGAACAGCATCGACTGTTCCGACAAGATTGAGAAGAAGAACGGCCTTTCGTACCTTGCATGGGCGTTTGCGTGGGGCGAAGTAAAGAAGCGTTACCCTGATGCGACCTACACCATCTACGAGGATGAGGCAGGATGGTTTTATCACACCGATGGACAGAGCTGCTGGGTAAAGACAGGCGTGACCGTCAACGGCATCGAGCATATCGAGTACCTGCCTGTTATGGACTACAAAAACCAGTCCATCCCGCAGAGCAAGGTCACATCCTTCGATGTCAATAAGGCCATCCAGCGGTCGCTGACCAAAGCCTGCGCCAGACACGGCCTCGGCCTGTATATCTACGCAGGGGAGGATTTGCCGGAGGATGCAGAACGAGTCCCCGACCCTGTTGAATTCTGCACCGACTGCAAGAAGCAGATCGTCAGCATCAAGAAGCGCAACGGCGAGAATTGGCCTGTAAAGGAGATTGCCGCATACAGCGAGCAGCGGTTCGGGCGCAAACTCTGCCCCGACTGCCAGAAAAAAGCCTTTGCAGTAGAGAAGGAGGCCGAAAAGAATGGAGCTTGACCTGTGGACCGAGCTGCAACAGAAGTCGGCACAGCTTAATACATCCGTTAAGACCTTGCGAAATTCGGGAAGCGAGTATGCTGCTGCGGAGCGGGACTATAAAGTCCTTCTCCGCACCGAGTGCTTAAAGCTGAAAGACGAAGGTGTAGCCATCGGCCTGATCGACAAGACCTGCTACGGGATACCGAGCGTGGCAGAAGCACGGTTTAGGCGAGATGTTGCCGAAGCAGTCTACAAGGCGAACTTGGAAGCCATCAACAGTCTTAAACTGCAAATCAGGATCATCGATAACCAAATCGGCAGAGAATGGGGACAGGCTGGGAGGTGTGACGGTTGAAAAACGAATGGGGCGCAGAGCTTGGCCGAAACGGATACGCTCCGAGCATCGTTCAGGCCGACACATCCAAGTGCTTTTTGTGCCAGAGGTCAGGCGTTAAGCTCGACCGGCACGAAATCTTCGGCAACGCCATGCGGAACAAAAGCAAGCGCATGGGGCTTTGGGTTTCCCTGTGCCACGAGCCATGCCATCTGACCTACGCACACGGCTGTGCAGAGGTGATGAATTGGCTGCACCGGCTGGGCGAGCAAGCCTGTATCGAAAACTACGATTTTACGATCCCGATGTTCCGGGAGGAATTCTACACAAACTATTTGGAGGAAACAGAATGCTGAACAAAGCGATACTTAATGGGCGGCTGACCAAGGCCCCCGAGCTGAAACAGACCCAGAACGGTAAGAGCGTTTGCAGCTTTACTATCGCCGTAGACCGCAACCGTGACCGAGAAAAGACTGACTTCGTACCCATCGTAGCATGGGGCAAAACCGCCGAATTCGTAAACCAGTGGTTCGGCAAGGGCGACCTTATCACCATTGTGGGGCGCATCGAAGTCCGCAGCTATGAGGACAAGGACGGCAACAAGCGCACAGCCACAGAAATCATCGCAGAGGAGGTTCTGTTTGGCGGCAGCAAGAATACCACCAACACATCCGAAAAGCCAGCAGAGAGCAAAACAGCCCAGTTTGAACAAATCGAGGACGAGAACGACCTCCCTTTTAATTAAGGGTTACGCTTCCCAGTAAAAAGCGACAGGAGGACAACCCATGAAGTACCTTAAAGTCTTTACAGACTTTGCAGATGCCATGGAGGAACTCGGAGATGCGGAGAGAGGGCGGCTGTTCACGGCTATGCTGAAATATGCAGAGACGGGCGCAGCCCCCGATTTCCGGGGAAACGAGCGTTTTATATGGCCGGTAGCAAAGTTGCAAATAGACCGGATGGCTGCTGAATGCGAAGGAAGAGCCAAAACAAGCAGGGAAAACGGTTCCAAGGGCGGTAGGCCGAAGAAAACCCAAGGTAACCCAAAAAACCCAGCGGGTTTTTCAAAAACCCAGAAAAGCCAAGACAAAGACAATGACAAAGACAAAGACAAAGACAAAGAAAATATTCCCTCCGGGAATAATACCCCCCCTACCCCCCCAAGGGGGCGTGTGGATGTCCCGGAAGCCTTGATGGAGAACTGGAACGGCTTTTGTGAGATGCGCAAGAAAATCAAAAAGCCCCTCACTGATCGGGCCGAAAAGATGATCCTGAATGAGTTGGAACGGCTGGCACCGGGGGACAACCACACCAAGGGACTTATTCTCGATCAGAGCGTTAAGCGCTGCTGGCAGGATGTTTACCCGTTGAAAGGCGACAAGTCTGCTGGCGGGACAGACAATGTATTTTTGCAGATGCTGCAGGAGGAGGGACAACATGAACCGTACTGAAACGCTTGCCGTCATGTCGATCTTGAAGGCTGCATACCCAGGTTATTACCGGGACATGAAACGGCAGGATGCGGAAGCGGTGGTGAACCTGTGGGCGGAGATGCTGGCCGATTATCCGGCCAACCTGGTGGCGGCAGCGGTTAAGTCCCACATTGCCAGCGACCGCAAGGGGTTCCCCCCGCACATCGGGGCTATCATAGCCAGCATCGGTGAGATCAGCAGACCGGCGGAACTCTCCGAGGGGGAAGCATGGGCGCTGATTGCAAAGGCCCTGCGGAACAGCGGCTACAACAGCGAGAAAGAGTTTGCAGCCCTGCCGGAGAACCTACAACGGTTGGTAGGACACCCATCCCAGCTGCGGGAATGGGCCAGCATGGACACCGGGACAGTGCAGAGCGTGGTGCAGTCCAACTTTATGCGCAGCTACCGGGCAAGGCAGGAGAGCGAGCGCAAAATGCAAGCCCTGCCTGCGGATATCCGGGAAAAGCTGGCCGGTATGGCCGAGGTAAAGCAGCTGCCCAGCTATGACCTGGCGCTGGCGGAGCGGATGATGGAGGAGAATGCATGAAACACCTTGGAGATATCTGCAAGATAAACGGAGCAGAGATCGAACCTGTTGACTGTATTACAGGAGGAAGCCCGTGTCAGGATCTTTCCATCGCAGGGAAGCGAGCAGGGCTTGCCGGCGAAAGAAGCGGGCTTTTCATGGAACAGGTCAGAATCGTAAAGGAGATGAGAGAGCGTGACAGGAGAAATGGCAGAACAGGTGACATGGTCAGACCTCGGTTTCTCGTTTGGGAAAATGTACCAGGTGCATTCAGCAGCAACGGGGGAGGAGACTTCCAAGCCGTGCTGGAGGAAATTATCCACATCGCAGAGCCGACCGTTTCTGTACCTCGATTTGAGGGGAAATGGACAAAGGCAGGAGCCATTGACGGTGATGGGTGGCCTGTCGCTTGGAGAACTCATGATGCTCAATACTGGGGAGTACCCCAACGCCGCCGTAGAATCTCGGTTGTCGCAGATTTTGGAGGCGACACCGCATGGGAAATATTGTTTAACCGGCAAAGCGTGTCAGGGCATCCTGCGGAGAGCGGAGCGGCGGGGGAAGACCCTGCCGCCGGTGCTGAAAGCGGTGCTGGTAGAGCAGGCAAAGACACCGGATCGGTGATATGCCTTAAAGGCAACGCCATTGACCGTGACACAGCGCAAAATGGCAAACGGTATCAAGAAGATAAGAGTTACACGCTGGATGCAACAGACCGGCACGGAGTATGTGCTGGATTTAAGCTGGGAAACAGCGAAAAGGCACGAAGTATTGGTTACGCAGAGGAACAGGCTCCTACGCTGAACGCAGAGTGCGGGGGGAACAAACCGGCGGTCATGGCGTTTGATACTACGCAGATCACCAGCAAGCAGAATGGGAGTATCCCTGATTTTGGGAAACCCTGTCACACGCTGAACGCCAACGCCCATGTACCGTGCGCCGTGCTGGATATGAACCGTCAAATCCCGCTGACATACCAGAAAACCACCGGGACTTTATCGCCTGGAGCACACGCAGGGAGCTATAACGGGCAGGATGCCTATAACGATATGCTGGTATGCGGAGCGGCTGTACCGGATGTTGCACACACGCTAAAAGCAAAAGCCAACTGCGATTACAGGTGGGATTCGGAGACATACCCGGTGCAGAACATGGTGGTACGCCGCCTGACGCCGATGGAATGCGAACGGTTACAAGGGTTCCCAGACGGATGGACAGATATCGGAGAGTGGATAGATGAGGAGGGCAGAACGCACAAACAGGCAGATTCTCCGAGGTACAAGGCACTTGGGAATTCTATTGCACTTCCGTTCTGGTACTGGATGTTCTTCCGAATGGCAGAACATTTGCCGGAAAAAGCGACACTTGGCAGTTTGTTTGATGGAATAGGAGGCTTCCCTCTGTGCTGGGAAAGCATCCATGGGAAAGGAATGGCAAGATGGGCAAGCGAGATCGAGAAATTCCCGATAGCTGTAACGAAGTTAAGGTTTCCGGAGGAAGCATGAAAATCATAATCCCCGAAATCCCGCCATCGCTGAACAAGTACGCAGGGCGGCTGAACGGCTGGGACTACCGAGCAGAAAAGCAGCGGTGGATTGGCCTGATGCGCGCGTACTGCAAAAAGCAGAAGCCGATGGACAAGGCCATAGTGACCATCACCTACTACTTTCCAACACGCCATCGGCACGACCCCGACAACTACAACGGAAAGATGCTGATGGATGGCCTGACCGACCGAGGCGTTATAGCAGACGACAGCTTTGACCATGTAGAATTAAGGCTGCGGGGAGAGTACGACAGACAAAATCCGAGGACGGAAATAACAATCGAGGAGGTTTTGGAGTGATAGCAGAAGATGCGAAAAAAGAGAAAGACCACATGACCCCGCGTGAGAGAGCGGAATTCACCCGGCGGTGGAACGCTGCTGTGGAGAGGATCAGAAAAGCGACAGGAGGTGTAGAGGATGCCGTCAGCGGAGAGGATTGCGCTGATTGAAAGACTGGTGCGGGAAAACAAGTCGAACAAGGAAATCGCAGAAATATTGGGCATCAAGCAAAGCTCCGTCAGATCGACCATCGTAAAGTGCGGTGTGGAACGAGATAAGAACAGGCCGTGCAAGATTTGCGGTAAGCCTGTAGGGACTGCAAACCCGAAGGCGATGTACTGCAAAGAGTGCGGGCGCGGGATGAAGTCGGAGTACGCAAGGAAAAGCGCACAAAGGAACATGGTCGAGGTGACCTGCGGATACTGCGGGAAGAAGTTTTTCGGCCATGAAGCTGCGAAGTTTTGCTCCAAGGTCTGCTACCAGAAGGCCGTGTCCGAGGGCAAGTACAACAAGGTGGAGAACCGCATCAGGCGGAAGCCGGGAAAAATCGACATCGAGATCCGCATCTGCGGTAAGACAAACGACCGCATGGAGAATGTCGACTACTACGAGGCAAGGGAGATATGGCGCAAGGGCTGGCTTGGCCGTGGCTACGCTGCGCTGGTGACCGTGGACGGCGAGCTGCTCGACACGATCCCCAAGATAACCAAATTTTTCGGATTTAGGGGGGAAGGGTATTGAAACATTGGCTTGCGGTAATCCTGATTGTTGTGTTTGCAGGGCTGCTGCTGTGGTACATGGGGTGGCAGTACATATCGGCACAACAGGCAATGGCACAGGCGGAAGTGACCTCCGAAGAAGCTGCGGAGCGAGAACAAGCCGCCTACTACAAAGGCTGGCAAGACGGAAAGAATTATTATCTTGAGAATTTTGGAGGGTGAGCCAATGACCATAAAGGACTACACAGGAGGTGGGATGGTGTGCAAGTGGCTGCAAAATGAAGTCTGTGTAAACTGCGATTGCCCGGCGGTTGCAGATTTTTGCCCTGTAGTAAACCATCCGGGCGTGTGCCGGTACGAGGAAATGGAAGAAAAAATAGAATGTTGGCAATGTCAGTATCTTATGTTTTCAGACTGTTATGGCGAGTGTTCCAAGGGGAACATCTCCGGAGCTGTCCAACCGCATTTTTCCTGCGGTAAAGGCGTGATTAGAAACGACACTTTGTCGGTAAAGGAGGAAAAGAAATGAAAGGGATTGTAATCACCACAAAGAACGAGATGCGGGTGCAGGAGTTTTCCGAGCCTGTACACCGGAGCATTGGCGATGCTGTTGGAGGATGGATTGAGGTCGTCCACCCGAAGCGACTGGAATACCCGTATTGCATGGTGGTAAACGAAGAAGGAGTTCTTCGCAAGCTCCCGATAAACTCCTTCGGCAGTTTTCTTTATGGGACTGATACACACGGATGGCCTATTGCTGGGAATGCTGTGTTGATGAAAGAAGGCTATAACAGCGATGGGGAGCTTGATATATTAGGGCTTGACGAACAGGATATTAAGTACCTGTGCGATATGGTGTCCGCCGAGAGTGACGGAGAGATTAAGCAGGAATAGGAGGACGACAATGGATGAATATATTAAGCGGGAAGCCGCACTTGCAATTTGCGAAGAAGAATACCGAGAACAACTGCGAATCCTAAACTATGCCGGTGACTCTGTGGCGTGGAATATCGGACATGCGATTAAAGAACTGACAGCCGCAGATGTGGCGCCGGTAGTCCATGGCCGGTGGATTGAGAGGGAAGACCCGATGCTGGATTCTTATTACACCTGTTCAGCGTGCAGCGAAGATTTCTACATCGAACAAACAGGGAACCCGGTAAAAGACCTGTTTACATACACATACTGCCCAAGCTGCGGTGCAAAGATGGACGAGTGATAAGGGAGGTGGATAAGATTGGACTACAGGCGGGAATGCATCGAGGAGTTAAGGAGTTATCAAAGCAAGCTGCGATCCCTGCAAAGTCTGCCGGAGGAAGCAAAGATATGCGATGCACAGATGGATGGGGTGAGGTCGGTAAGACTTGACGCAACACCCGTTAAGGGCGGAGGAAGCAGCCGGGAGGATTTCTTGATAAATACGATTTTGAAAAAGGATAAAGTCAAAAAAAACCTTAAAATCGTTGAAGGACAAGTAGCGCAGATTGAAAAGGCGTTAGATGGATTAACACCGAAGCAGCGCAGGATCTTGGAATTGTTCTACATTCGCCGCGAATCTGGATACATACAGCGGCTGTGCGAAGAATTCCACGAGTGCGAGCGGCAGATCTACTATGACAAGGACGAGGCGCTGCGGCAATACACTATCAGCAAATACGGCATCACCGAGCTTTAATTTTTGCAAAAACCTTGCAGAAATCTATCGCATTTATCGTGTATAATAATAGTGTGGTCAAACACACATTCTCTCCTTTTCAAAAACCTCCTTGACTTAAAACTTTTCCCCGCAGTTTTGGCTTCGGCATTTTCCATGGGGACACAAAAAAAGAGCAAGCATTTCTGCCTGCTCTTTTTTGTTGTGATTTTTAGATTTTGCGGGAGTCAAAGGCGCCGGGGAAGGTGTTGCAGTTTTCCCAGCAGGCCCAGTCGATTTTGCCATCCTCCTCGGCATAGTCGGCCAAGTCATCGATGGAAACGACAGCGGCAAAGATTTGGCGGTTCCTGCGGTCGGCTTCGGAGAGCTGCTCCCATGCTCCTCTGGCTTCCCGGTTGGCGTCCTCTGCGGTGTCATAGACATCCGTCCAGCTATCGCCTGCGCCGGAGATCGGCATATCGACCACGATGTAGCGCCTTTCGGTCTTTGCGAGCTGCTCCGGCGTGGGCATCAGCCCAAGGAGCTGCTGCATCATCACTCTGGCGTAGTCGGTGCAGGGGTTCTGACCGCCACACCAGTTCTCCATGGTGCGATAAGGGATCAGGAAGCGCTCGGCCAGTTTGCGCTGGCTCATCCCGGCTGCTGCTGCGATCTCCCTGACGCTGCGATGCATAGCGTCATAGATGGCTCCGATCAGCTCGATGCGCTCCCGATCGGGATCTCCGCCGAATGCGCTGGACAAGGCCCAGTCGCTGACAAATGCATCACGGTCTTTTGTGGTAAGTGCGTCCTCGCAGATGGCTTGATAGATTTTCATGTTGTCCTCCTTGATGGGTCTCCCCACCGAAGTGGGGGATGGTTGAAGTTTACCATTCGGTGCCGTCATAGTCCTCTGTGATGTAGTCCGGCATCGGAACCTCTGTAAGCAGGTCGGGAGATTCGAACATCTCCTCCAGCTCTGCAAGGCTCTCCGAAGAGTATCTGGTACCGATGATGCAGTACATATCGATGTAGGGGTTAAAGAAATACTCGGCGCTGTCGATGTACTTGTTGGTCTCACAATTGATATACATATTATCCTCCTGCCCGGCTGGGCGGTCTCGGTCTGGGCTACTGCCCTCTTACTGTCTTTATCATACCACCGTCTCGGTGGGATGTAAATAGTTTTTATATAAAACCTTTCACAAATGTAAAGCGTGAAATACAGCATATTGCACAAAAGGAGGTAAGAACCATTGGATTTGATATGCCACAGGCTGCCTGGGAAGGCCGCAAAGATATATCCCGTATCGGATGTGCATCTTGGCAGCATCCTGCACGATAAAGCAGGATGGGAAAACTTCTGCCGCCGGGTGGAGGCGGAGGATGCCTATGTGATCCTCGGCGGTGATCTGATTAACAACAATACCCGCCATGCCGCAGGCAGCCCGTTTGAGGACTACCTGCGACCGAGGGAGCAAAAAAAGCTGATGGTGGAGATGCTGACACCGATCAAAAGCAAGATTTTGTGTGCGGTATCCGGCAATCACGAGGCAAGGACGGCCAAGGACACCGACCAGGACATCATGGGTGACATCATGTGCAAGCTGGACCTGGAGGACAGATATGCAGAGGATGTGGCATTTGTCAAGCTCCAGCTTGGGACGCGCACCAACAGGGATACATCGCTGGTGGCCTACACGATGGCCGTAACGCACGGCTCCGGCGGCGGAATATATACGGGTGCAACAGTCAATCGCAACGAGAGGTTTGCAAACACCATCGAGGGCATTGACGCATTGATAGTAGGCCATACCCACAAGGGCACAGTATCCAAGCCCAAAAAGATCGTGGTAGACAGCAAAAACAATAAGGTGACGACAAAACAATTGGTTGTTGTAAGCTGCACAGCATGGCAGCATTACGGCGGTTACGCAGCACGCAAGATGCTATTGCCCAGCGCAGAGAGTGATGCAGAGCAGCCACAGACATTGCTATTAGGCTGTAACAAGCATGGCGACAAGCGGATAACGGTGGTGTGGTGAGACATATAAGGATGCCCGGCATAGTAGACACCGGGAGGGATAGGGCGGGTAATGATGTTCGATTATAATTCACAAAAGTGGAAAAGGAAGCGCCTGCAAATATTAAAGCGCGACGGATATATGTGCCAGCACTGTAAGAGGTATGGCAAAGCAGTACCGGCAACAACCGTCCACCACATCCAACACGCTGACGAGTACCCGGAGATGGCCTTTGCCGATAAAAATTTAATTAGTCTCTGCGAGGGATGCCACAATAAACAGCACCCTGAAAAGGCTGCGGCGGCAAGGGGCCGTTACTGATATCCCCCCTATCCGTTGCGCCTTCCGCCTCTATATAGGGACCGGCGAGGGGAACTCTTTCCAACTCTATTTGATATTTTTAAGAAGGGGGAAGCCATGAAAAGAGAAAAATGGATCGAAACGATAGAAAACCAGATGGAAAAGCTCGGCACGGCTGACCCATCTTATCAATCTGCGGTCGAAACGCTTGCAGACATTTTGGAGCAGCGGGACAAGACCAAGGCTGAATTCAAAAAGTCCGGCGGAATGTCCGTCATCGAATACACGAACAAGGGGAATGCAACCAACATGGTGAAGAACCCATTGCTGATCCTGTGGGACGACCTCAACAAAAGCGCACTGGCATACTGGCGTGAATTGGGGCTTACCCCATCGAGTTTCAGGAAGATGACGGGCGGCGCAAAGGAAAAGGAGGAAAAGGGCGGACTTGCTGCTGCCCTTGCAAGCCTTGAAAAAGATTAAAGGGAAGAACTGGCCAATAGTGCAGGAGTATGCCGAAAGCATCCGGGACGGAAGGAAGGTCGCTTGCAATGAATTGCGTCAGGCGGTTGACCGATTTTTCGCAGACCTTGAAAGTGACGAGTATGACTTCGAAACGAAAGGGCCGGAGTTTTGCATCCAAATCATTGAAAAAACACTTTGCCATCAGCAAGGCGAAAAGCTGGACGGGACACCGCTTCGTGGGAAGCCGTTCCTTCTTGAGCCGTTTCACAAATTCATCATCTACAATCTTTTAGGGTTTAAGCTGAAAGGCACCGATGTAGTGCGGTTTCACGAGGCCCTTATTTTTATACCAAGAAAGAACATCAAGACGAGCTTTGCCGCATCGCTTGCTTGGGCGCTTTCGCTGTGGTATAGGCGGTCGGGGTCAAAGACTTACATTTCGGCTGCTGCCTTGATGCAGTCCCTTGAGAGTTTCAACTTCCTCGATTACAACATCCGATTGATGGGTGAGGATGAGAAGCATGGCGGCTCTATCAAGATTATCGACAACAACAACGAGCACTCGATGGATGCGGAGCTTGCGGACGGTTCATTTTTCATCCGCGCGCTGGCGGCAAACCCGGACGCACAAGATTCGCTGAACTGCAACATCGCCATCTGCGACGAAATCCATGCTTTCACGAAGCCGAAGCAATACAACCTTTTCAAAGAAGCGATGAAGGCATACACAAACAAGCTGTTGATAGGGATATCGACAGCCGGTGACAATGAGCAAGGATTCCTTGGTCAAAGGTTGCAATACTGCCGTAAGATTTTGGACGGGACCATAAAGGATGAACAGTATTTTATTTTTATCTGCTGTGCAAATCCTGATGAGGATGGGAACATAGATTACACAAACCCGGTCGTCCACGAGATGGCCAACCCAGCTTACGGCGTATCGATCCGACCGGAGGAAATCTTAAACGACAGTTTGCAGGCGCAGAACGATCCGCAGCAGCGAAAGGACTTTTTTGCGAAGTCACTCAATGTGTATACAAGCGCCATCAAGTCTTACTTTAACATCGACGAATTTCGTCGAAGCGACGCAAAGTATAACTGGACTATCGACGAGCTGGCGAAGTTGCCGATTGACTGGTACGGCGGCGCTGACCTTTCGAAGATGCACGACCTAACGGCGGCTGCGCTTTTCGGGAATTACAACGGCGTTGATATCGTGGTAAGTCACGCATGGTTCCCGGTCGTGCAGGCGCACGTCAAAGCCGATGAGGATGGCATCCCTTTATTCGGCTGGGCCGATGATGGGCTATTGACAATGTGCAACAGCCCAACTGTCAACCACGCTGATGTAGTCAACTGGTTTGTGATGATGAGACAAAAGGGTTTCCGCATCCGACAGGTTGGCCATGACCGAAAATTCTGCCGTGAATATTTCATCGGAATGAAATCGGCGGGATTTAATATCATCGACCAGCCACAGTATTTTTACAAAAAATCGGAAGGCTTCCGACATCTTGAGCAGAGCGCCAAAAACGGAACGCTGTACTATATGCATTCAGAAGCATACGAGTATTGCGTTGGAAATGTTTCTGCCATCGAAAAGACCGACGATATGATCCAGTACGAAAAAGTAAGACCGACAAACCGAATTGACGTGTTCGATGCTTCCGTTTTCGCAACGGTGCGATATTTGGAGGCTTTGGATAAATCAAAAGCAGCAAAGAAATGGTGGGGTGATAAATGAGTAGCTTCTTCAAACGCTTCCGCTCTCGGGATAAGCCCCAGAGCAGAGTATGTATGTGTGATGTACAAGGATGGAAAGATATGACCTGCTCCGGCTATACGGATTTGGCTCATAACCCGGAGATTTGTGCAGCTGTTGACAGGATCGCATCGCTGATCGGCAGCATGACAATCTACCTGATGCAAAATACCGACGGCGGAGATGTGCGTGTCAAAAACGGGTTATCCCGTGTGGTCGATATCGAGCCGAACGAATACATGGGCCGGTCTAATTTCATCCAATGGGTCGTAAAGACGATGCTTTTGGACGGGCGTGGAAATGCCGTTGTTTTGCCGAAGACGAGAAAGGGCCTATTGAAACGGCTTGACCCAATCCCGTCTGCGTTTGTGTCTTTTGTCGAGTACGGCGAAAGAAGTTACAAAATCAGCATCAGCGGAAAAGAATACGACCCGAAGGATGTTTTACACTTTGCAATCAATCCAGATAGCTATTATCCGTGGAAAGGCACCGGTTACAACATTGCGCTGGCCGATGTAGCAAACAATTTGAAACAAGCGGCATCCACAGAAAAGGGGTTTATGCAAAGCGAGTGGAAGCCGTCTCTCATCGTCAAAGTGGACGCAATGATTGACGAGTTTTCAAGCCCGGAGGGTCGTGCAAAACTTCTTGATGAATTTGCATCGTCAAACAAAGCCGGTGAGCCTTGGCTTATCCCGGCGGAGCAATTCTCGGTTGAGCAGGTACGACCGCTTACCCTATCCGACTTGGCGCTGGCAGACTTCGTAAAACTGGATAAGACAACGGTGGCGACCATACTCGGTGTGCCGCCTTTTGTTTTGGGGGTCGGAGAATTTAAGCGTGACGAGTGGAACAACTTTATCTCCTCCCGAATCATGCCTGTGGCGCAGATATTGGAGCAGGAATTCAGCCGCAAGCTGCTTTACTCTCCCGATTTCTTTTTCCGCTTTAATGTCAGGTCGCTTTACAACTATTCGCTGGAGGAAACCATCAAGGCCGGTGCGGAGATGGTTGACAGAATGGCCATGACCAGAAACGAGTGGCGAAGCTGGATCGGGTTGCCTCCGAGCGAGGGAATGGACGAGCTGCTTGCGCTTGAAAACTACATCCCGGTCGACCGGCTCGGCGACCAGAAAAAACTAAACGGAGGAGGTGAGTAAATGCAGAGACAGGCTATTTGTCGCAGCGGAGAATTTAAGACGAGAGCAGACGACGGGAAACTGTACATTGAAGGCTATTTTGCAACATTTACGGGCGAATACCGAATGTGGGACAAAGCAATCGAGCGTATTGACCGTGGCGCTTTCGATGACACACTCGGCGATGACATCAGGGCGCTTTTGAACCATGACACTACTATTGTGCTTGGTCGCACCACCTCCGGGACGCTTACTCTCCGGGTGGATGAGCTGGGGCTTTGGGGCTCCATCTTAATCAACCAAGCAGACCAAGACGCTATGAACGCTTACGAGCGTGTTAAGCGTGGAGATGTGTCACAATGCTCTTTCGGATTTGACATCCTCGACGAGGAATACGAAATTCGAGATGATGGCACGACCGTCTGGACGATCAAGAAAGTCAAGCTGTATGAGGTTTCGGTGGTCACTTTCCCCGCCTATGAAGATACGATGGTCGAGGCGAGAAAAAAGGACCTTGAAAAAATCAACGGGCGAAAGCTCGAACAATGGAGAAATGAAACCATCAAAAAACTGAAAAGAAAGGAGTGCTGACGATGGCACTGAAAGCAATTATGATCGCAAAGAAACTTGAGATGAAGCGTGCGGCGTTTGACGAGCTCGTGGCGAAGGATGCCGAGTTTGAAACCCGCTCCGCAGAAATCGAAAAGGCAATCGGCGAAGCAAAGACCGAGGATGAGCAGAAGGCCGTAGAGGAAGCCTTGGAGAAATACACCGAGGAAGAAGCTGCTCACAACGAAGAAAAGGAGAAACTCTCCGCAGAGATCAAGGGCCTTGAGAAAGACCTCGAAGATGCAGAGAAAGACCAGCCCGAACCCAAGGGCGATCCTGAACCAAAAAAGAAAGATGAAAGGAATGATTTTACCATGAACACTATCAACATTCGCTCCCTCCCCATGAATGTACGTGCCTTTGACGCTCTCCCCAAAGAACAGCGTGATGCTATCGTAGCCCAGCCCGATGTGCAGACATTCTTTGCGGAGCTGCGTAACGCTTCCCGCAGCAAGAGGGATGTTACCGGCGGCGAGCTGACTATCCCTGTTGTATTCCTCGACCTCATTGCAGAGAATATGTATCGCTATTCCAAGCTGATGCGACGCATCCGCATCCGCAATGTCAACGGTGAAGCCCGTCAGACTATTGCCGGTACCGTTCCCGAGGCCGTTTGGACTGAAATGTGTGGCGCTATCAATGAGCTGACCTTCGGCTTTAACCAGATCACCCTTGATGGCTTCAAGGTTGCCGGTTATGTTCCTGTTTGTAACTCTCTGCTGGAGGACAACGACGTAAACCTCGCTTCTTGGATTGTCGAGATGCTGTCCGAGGCTATCGGTCTTGCCAAGGATAAGGCCATCCTGTATGGTAAGGGCGCAGGCCAGAAGATGCCCCTTGGTATCGTAACCAGACTGGCGCAGGAGAGCAAGCCCAGCGATTACCCGGCCAATGCTCCTGCTTGGGTTGACCTGCATACCTCCAATGTTATCACCATCCCCACCGATTCTACCGGTGAGGCTTTCTGGGCTGCACTGGCTGTTGCCGCCGGAAACACCTTCACTCGCTATTCCCGTGGTGAGCGCTTCTGGGCGATGAACAGCAAGACCCTTGCTGCTCTGCAGTCCAAGGCGATCCTTGCTACCGCTCTGGGTCGTTATGTCACCTTTGACGGCATGACCATGCCCATCATCGGCGGTGATGTGGAAATCCTCGAATTCATCCCCGATGGCGACATCGTTGGCGGCTACGGCAACCTGTACCTGTGGGCGCAGCGTTCCGGCATGACCATCGAGGCATCCCGAGAGGTGCAGTTTATTCAGGATAACACCGTATTCCGCGGCAAGGAGCGTGCCGACGGTATGCCCGTTATCCCCGGCGCATTTGTTGCCATCAACATCAACGGCGCTGCCGTGACTACCTCCATGGTATTTGCGGCCGATACTGCCAACAACGCCAAGCTGTCCGGTCTGACTGTTGGCAGCATTACCTTGAGCCCTGCGTTTGACGGAAATGTATTGAGCTACTCCGCCAATGCCACCGCTGCTACCGCTGCCGTGACCGCCACTCCCGAGGTGGCCGGTGCACAGGTTGCCATTTCCTACAACGGCGCCAACATCAAGAACGGCGGCACTGTTACTTGGCTGGCTGACGGCAAGGCTCACCCGCTGACCGTGACCGTGAAGAACGGCAACGAAGTGATGGTTTACACCGTCAACGTGACCAAAGCATCCTAAAGGGGGTTAAGCTATGACAGATGCTGATATCCTTGTGATTTTGAAAGTGGATTTACAGCTTTCCACCGATGCGCTCGACAATTACTTGCTTGCGCTGATAGCATCTGCCAAAGAGTACATCAACACCGAGGGCATCGTGCTTTCCACCGGCACCGGCGACGCTATGCTGGTGGAAATGTACGCTGCCTATCTCTACCGGCAGCGCCGGGAGAAAGTGGTGGCGATGCCCCGAATGCTCCGCTGGGCGCTTAATAACCGTTTGATGGAACAAAAGGCGGGTGATCGGGTTGGATGATATCATCACACTAATCAACCAAACTTTTGCACAGGACGAAATCGGAGTAGAGATTGCCACAGAGACAAAAACGCCAGTTTGGGCGCATCTGCGGTCTGCAACCCGTGCGGAATTCTTTTCCGCCGGTCAAAGCGGACTGCAGCCGTCTCTTGTGGCGGTCACCCCGATAGCAAATTACAGCGGGCAGAAAATAGCCGAGTTGCGTGGGAACCGTTACTCTATCTATCGTACCTATTTTGCAACAGGCAGCGATGAAATAGAGTTGTACCTTGAGGAAAAGGTGGGCAACGATGTCGAAAACGGTTAGACCGGATGAGTTGGCAACGGCAATCCTGTCCGAACTGAAAAACTATGACCAGGCCGTTACGGATGGCGTAAAAAAAGAGGTTCGGCAGGTGGCAAAGGAATGCCGCCAAGACATTGTGACAGGCAGCCCGGTACAGACCGGCGATTATAAGGCCGGTTGGCGTGACAAGGTCGCATATGAGAGCTACAGCGATATCCGTATGCGAATTTTCAACAAAACGGATTACCAGCTCACGCACTTGCTGGAACATGGTCACGCAGGCCCAGGCGGAACCGCAAAAGGCTCTGCCCGCCCATTCCCCCACATCGGCCCAGCGGAGCAAAAGGCAGAGCAGAAACTATTAACCCGTGTAAAGGTGGTGATTAAGAAAGGATGACACTGCAAGAGGTCAATTCCCTGTTAAAACAGACGAGGATGCCCGTAGGCTACGGTTACTTCAATAAACCGCAATCTCTCCCTTACATCCTTTATCGTGTCTCATACTCCAATAATTTCGGCGCTGACAACAGCGTCTACCACCCAATCAACCATATACAGGTTGAGCTTTACACAAAAGATAAAGACCTAACAGCAGAGGGCAAAGTCGAACAGGCTTTGTCCTCTCTGTTTTGGCAAAAGTCCGAAAGTTACATTGAGGATCAACAGTGTAACCAAGTAGTTTATGAAATCGAGGTGTAAAAATGGCTGATAAAGTTAAATTCGGTATCTCGAATGTCCATTACGCTATCCTCGACGGGGAAAATAACACCTACGGCACTCCTGTAGCCATCCCCGGCGCAGTTAGCCTTTCTTTGGAGCCTTCCGGCGATACCACACCGTTTTATGCGGACAACATTCAGTATTTCGTAGCCGTGGCGAACAGCGGCTACACCGGCGATCTCGAAGTCGCCGTTTTCCCCGAGGCATTCCTCAAGGATGTTTTCGGTTACACTCTTGACACCACCAGCAAGGTGATGATCGAGAATGCAAACGTTCAGCCCAAGTCCTTCGCCCTGCTGTTCCAAGAGGAGGGCGATGTGAACGGAACGAAGTTTGTTCTTTATAACTGCACCTGCACTCGGCCTACCCGTGAGCTTAACACCACGACCGAGAGCGTAGAGCCGCAGACGCAGACCGTCAGCATCACCGCTTCCCCGCTGGCAAACGGCAACTCCCTTGCCTACACTACGGCGGAGACCCCGGAGGCGACCGTGAACGGCTGGTACACCGCCGTATTCACTCCGACGACTGGAGGCTGAAATGAACAAAGTAATCGAGATCGACGGAAAAAGCGTAGGGTTATGCGCTAATGCGCTTACCCCTCGCATCTACCGCCACAAAGTGGGTCGGGACATTGTGCGTGACCTGCAAAAGCTACAAACGGCAGCGACATCCGAGGACGGATCTTTTTCCGTAAGCGATCTTGAAATCTTTGAGGATGTCGCTTTTATCATGGCTCGGCAATATGACGGGTCCATCCCGGACAATGTTGACGAGTGGTTGGAGCAGTTTGAGATGTTCTCCATCTATAAAGTGCTTCCTGCCATTTTGGAGCTTTGGAGCCTTAACAACAAGACTACCGCTGTTCCAAAAAAAAAATAAAACAAACCGTGCGTGAGCCCACCGGGTCAACCTTTATGCTCCGCTGCGCTGAACTCGGGTTATCCGATGAAGCGCTGGAGGACATGACCTGCGGAATGGTCTATGATTTGATGATCGAAAAGGCCAACGACGCAGAACAGTATGCCATAAAGGGCAGACCCGGCGGCTTGCGTGATTTCTTCGCAGGAGGTGGTAAGATTGGCTGAAAACGTTAAAGGCATCGTTGTTGAAATCGGCGGCGATACAAAGGGATTGTCAAAAGCGATCAGCTCGCTGAACAGCGAAATCCGTGGAACGCAATCGGAGCTTAATAAAGTCAATCGCCTGCTGAAACTCGACCCGACCAATATTGACCTACTCAAACAAAAGGAGCAATTGCTCGGGGAACAAATCAAAAATACAGAAAACAAGGTTGAAAGCCTCCGAAACGCCAAAAAGCAAGCGGATCAGGAAATGGCCGAAGGAACGGAGGTCAACCAAAAACAATACCGTGAGTTAGTCCGGGAACTGACCAGCGCCGAACTAAAGCTGAAAGACCTACAGGCCGAAGCGTCCAAGAGCCGCGCGGCACTTGCACAGGTTTCAGCGGTTACCGGCGAAATAGCAGAAAAGTCCGGGAACATTGCAAAGAAGTTTGCGCCGGCATCTTTGGCCTTTGCAGGCGCAGGAGTGGCAGCCACAAAAGCGGCTGTAGAATTTGAAAGCGCTTTTGCTGGCGTGGAAAAAACCGTTGACGGAACCGAGGAACAGCTTGCTGCGCTCCGGCAGGGCATATTGGACATGGCAGAAGAAATTCCTGCGTCCACTACGGAGATTGCGGCGGTTGCGGAAGCTGCTGGACAGTTGGGTATTGCCACCGATGATGTACTTGACTTTACCCGCGTTATGATCGACTTGGGCGAAGCAACAAACCTTTCCGCTGATGAAGCTGCCTCTGCACTTGCCAAATTTGCCAACATTACCGGAACGACCGCTGATGAATACTCCAAACTCGGCAGTACCATTGTTGACCTTGGCAATAACTTTGCCACAACAGAGCGCGATATTGTTGAGATGGCTACACGCCTTGCGTCTGCTGGTACAGTTGCCGGGTTGTCCGAACAGGATATCCTTGCATTGTCCACCGCAATGTCCTCTGTTGGCATCGACGCAGAGGCAGGCGGTACGGCAATGACCCAAACAATGACCGCAATAAGCAAGGCCGTGTCTGCCGGCGGTGATGATCTTGAAACATTCGCAAAGATCGCTGGTGTATCTGCTTCTGAATTCGCAGATATGTGGGGCAATGAACCGATAGACGCAATCAGTGCTTTCATCGGCGGGCTTGGGAAGATGAACGAAAATGGAGAGGACACAATCTCTGTATTGGATAAATTGGGGCTCTCCGGGATTCGCCAGTCTAATATGCTTCGTGCGTTAGCCCTTGCATCCGATGTATTGGACGATGCTGTTACAACTGCAAATACTGCATGGGACGAAAATATTGCCCTCTCCAACGAGGCAAGCAAAAGATACGCAACCACCGAAAGCCAGATGAAAATCCTCCGAAACGGGCTCAATAACTTGGCAATCTCTATCGGTGATATCCTGCTGCCGATTATCAATAAAATCGTCGCAGGGGTTCAAAATGTAATCGGTTGGTTTTCAAACCTCGACGATGGTGTCAAAAAGACGATCCTTATTGTCGGCGGTCTTATTTCGGCAATCTCTCCTGTTGCTGGAATCATATCAGGCATATCCGGAGCGATGAGCAAGCTGACAGGCACGGTAATACCTACCCTTATTAAAGCGGCAACTAAAATGGGGCCGATTATTACAACCGTTGTAAAGGGAATTTCAAGCGGAATTGGGGCGGCAATAGGTTTTATTACAAAAACAGCTATCCCAGCCGTTATGAGCGCTGTGTCATCTGCGTTCACATTCATAACGGGAACTGTAATCCCTGGAATTGTAACGGGCATAACGACAGCTGTTAACTTTTTGATAGCCAACCCAATAGTTCTGATTATTGCCGCCATTGTAGGACTTGTCGCGTGGATTGCAACAAGTGGAGACAAGATACAGGCCATTCTCCAGCGTGTGGATGATTTCTTGCAAGGCGTATTTACGACGGATTGGTCGGAATCTTTCGGAATATTGGGGGAAATCTTAAATTTCTTCTTCGCAACGGTAAAATCCGTTTGGGAATCCATAAAGGCTGTTTTCGATGGGATTATCGATTTTATTCGTGGCGTTTTTACGGGAGATTGGGAAAGAGCATGGAAGGGTGTGCAGGAAATCTTTAAGGGGATCTTTACGGCGCTTGTGGCCATTGCAAAAGCACCCCTTAACGGCATCATTGCACTAATCAATATGGTCATTGATGCAATCAACTGGATGATAAACGGGCTGAATAAGATCCACTTTGATGTGCCTGACTGGGTTCCTGTTTTGGGCGGTAAGTCCCTCGGATTTAATATTCCGACCATCGGAAAGATTGCTTATCTTGCCAAGGGCGGAGTTTTGTCCTCCGGCAGCGCCATCGTCGGCGAAGCCGGGCCGGAGCTGCTTACCATGGCCGGTGGCCGTGCCCATGTTATGCCGCTGAACGGGAACGAACGTGGCGGTATCACCATCGAAATGAACAACACATTTAACGGCTACGATAACGCAGCCGGTGAAGCTGCCGCAAGGAACTTGGTACAGGCGGTCAACCGTGCGCTTGGGAGGGCTTACTGATGAGAAAATTTAAGCTCCAGAACGGTGTCGGTGCCGAATGGGATTTGATGGATAAAACGGCGTACTTCAATGCGCCTGGCGGATTGGGCTTCGGAAAAACCTACTCCACCATACAAGCCGGAAGCGCATGGTTGGTGTCGGATGAATTCCTTAACCAGTATGCCGTGACAGGCGAAATGATATTCTTCGACTATGCACGGTATCAGGCATTTATTTCGTTTGTGACAAAAGGCCCGCATTACCTGATGTATTCCCCGCTGGACACATGGTACAAAATCAAGTGTGAAGTGCAGTCTGCGGATAAGTCGGAGCTGAAATCCGGCTATTTGGCAGTACCGATTACATTCCTCTGCTTCGGGACTTGGCACGAAGCTGTTAAGGTAACGCAAAGCCAAGCGCCAGACCAAGGGATTAAAAGGTACAGTTACACTTATCCTTATTATTACGCAGAGACAGCAACAGGAACTGCAAAAATAAGAAACGGGGATTTGGCATCTCCATGCAAGCTGCAAATCTTCGGGCCGGTCGTCAATCCTGCTTGGGCGCTTATCAAGGCCGGTACCCGTGTAGCGGTCGGAAAAGTAACCGCAACAATCCCTGACGGCCACAAACTCGTTGTTGATGCTGACCCTGCAACAATGGAGATTGCCGAGTATGCGCTCGACGGGACATACATCCAAAACCTGTACCAGTCTAGCGACTTTTCGACCGGAAGATTTATCTATGCTCCGCCGGGAGAAAGCACTTTGACCTTTTCGCACGACGGCACGTCGGATATCGTAGCATATGTGGAGGTGGAGAAACTTGCATACTCTGTTTAAGTGCGAAGTGTTCGCAAGGGATTTCACATTCCGAAGTTTTGCTCCGATTGAAAGCCCGGAGATACAGTTTGACTACCTGACCGTAGAAAAAACTACTCTCCGGGCTGTAAAGCTGGATGCAAAAAAGGGCGACTTTATAAGCGTTACAGACCAAAACGGGAATGTAGCTTATCAGGGGATCGTTGACGATGTGGAAACCGATAAAACGGGCGTAACGATTTCGGCGCAGCCTCTTATGTCGCTTTTTGACGCAGAGGTATATTTTGACCGCACGACCTCTGCAAAGATTGAGCCTTTTATTGCTTCGATCATCCGAGATAACTTTGTTTCTTCGGGAGATGCTTTGCAAAACATATCCGGTATGACGGTGGAAACGACCTCCGAAACGGCCGGGGCGCTCAACCTAAAGGACAACATCCACAGTTTTTACGAAATCATCACGAAATCGCTTACGGCTTACGGCGTGGCGGTCAACATGAGCTTTGACCCGCAGAAAAAGACGATATCCGTTAAGGTCGGCAAGGTTAGCGAAACGGCTGTAATCGAAACAAACCTACAGGCCATCGTGGATAAAAACATCATCATCGGTGACAGTACAGGCCAGCTGAACAAGGTGACCATCTACAACAAGTCCGATGAGACGCAGCGCATAACCTACTATCTGCACCCAGACGGCAAGGTCGACACAAACAACACGGACAGAATTACACCTGTGTTTTTTGCGGCGCAGTTTTTGGAAACGGATATCAATTTTGAATCTGCTGCATACAAAAAGGCTTACGAAGCGTTAAGCCCGCAAAAGTATGACAACATGATCGAGCTGACTGCCCGAAACGACTGTGGCGTACTTGATACCTCGATGGCCATCGGCACAGAGGTTTTGGTCATTGATGGCGACAGTAGTTACAAATCTATCCTTACCGGCTATGCAAGGTCGCAGGATGTTACAAAAATGACGTTCGGCGTTGTCCGTGCCGACCTTACCAAAATTTTAATCCTTGAAAGGAGGGCAAACGCATGATAACGCTGCTCCAGTATAACGCATCCATCGTCACACCGACGGATGATGCGTATCTGTACAACCACATTATCAACGACAGCGGCATATTTACGGGCGTTGAGGTAACTACACAGGGTGGTAACATCATCAATGTTTCCGATGGCCGTGGAATAATTCTCGGTCGAAACTTTGTTGTGGAAGCCCAAACGATCAATGCGACGCTTCCGACCAGCGGCTCCGTCCCCGGTCGATTGCTTATCCAAATTGACATGGCAAACACCGAAGCACCGATTTCTTTTGTGACACAGGCGCAAGACCCGCTTCCGGCGCTGGTGCAGGAGGATATCAATGCAAGCGGTACTGTATACCAGCTGCCGATAGCAACTTTTACGGCACAGCCGACGATGGTTTCCGATTTACAGTATGTTGCGCACACCATCAGCCCCGGTACTGTTTCGAGCTTTAACGGCCGCACCGGTGCAGTTACACCGCAAACCGGCGATTACACCGGGAGCCAAATCAAAATCCCCGGCTACAAGCAGGCAACCTCCCGGCAGAATGTAACCGCAACAGACACGGTAACGCAGGCCATCGGAAAGATGGAGTACAAGATAAACCGCACTTTTGTGGTTAAGCAAATCTCCCTCCCTGCCGCATCTTGGATGGGCGCAGAAAGTCCGTACAGCCAAACCATCAGCGGCCTTGGGACTACTGCCAACAGCAAGGTAGACATCCAAATGGATGCTACCTCCCTCGGCGTACTCATCGACAGCGGCACATCTGCGATATGGATGGAGAACAATAACGGAACGATTACGGCCAAATGCATTGGCGATAAGCCGAGCGCAGACATGACCGTACAGGTTACGATTACGGAGGTAACAGCATGAGCGTAATTTACGGTAATCCAATCATTGCAGGTGGTGGTGGCCTTGAGCTTGTAGCAAATGTAGCTGACGGCGCAACTGTTACTGCTACTCTTGGCAGTAAGACCGTGACAGGCGTTTCCTCCGGTGGTCAGGTACGGCTTAAAATTCCGCAGGAGGGCAAGTGGACTGTTTCCGCAACAAGTGGGTTGCTGGTATCCGTCCCGCAGGAAATCAGCGTTCCTGCCACAATTGATATTGCATTGGTAGCGCAGGAGCTGAACGATACGAGCTGGACGGCCATTAAACAAGTATCTGATGCAAACATGGGAGCAAACTTCTGGTCTGTTGGCGACTGTAAACAAATCACCATGAACGGCAAAGTCTCCGATGGTCTTACTCTTACGAATTACGCCGCTTGGGTATTCATTATAGGCTTTAATCACAATGCAGAACGTGAAGGCTATGGCATAGCATTTCAGGGATTTAAGGCTACAAAGAATGGTACGCCTGTATGCTTAACAGATAGCAGTTATAACAGCAACCAATCAAGCGGAACATGGTTCAATATGAACAACACAAACACCAATGCGGGTGGTTGGCAAGCCAGTCTGATGCGAAAAAATGTTATGCCGTTGATAAAGGCAGCTTTCCCAACAGACCTTAAAGCAGTTATCAAGCCGAGCACCATATTTACAACGCAGGGTTCGGGGAACGGTGCTTGCACCGCAACAGAGGACGAGATTTTCCTGCTTGCCGAATATGAAGTGTTCGGGGCGAGAACCTATGCCTCCACGCAGGAACCGAACTATCTTAAACAATATGCTTATTACGCAGCGGGGAACAGCAAGGTTAAGTATAGGCATAACGCTACAAGCCCTGCTGCCCATTGGTGGGGGCGTTCTCCCAATTCCGGCGACTCCAGCATTTTCTGTTTTGTCAACACCAACGGCAGTGCCAGCATTAGCAACGCCTACTATTCTATTGGCGTGTCTCCCGCTTTCAAAATCTAACATCTACCTATATTTAGCCCACGCAAGTGGGCGGAGGTCTTTTATGAGTGTCTTAAAATCGAAGCGAACCAAAAGCAGCATACAATACCTAAAAACAGCGGATGATATCTTTTCCTACACGGCAAATTTCTGTTCTCGGCTGTCGCCACGCTACACCCGCATCTTTACAGATGCTACAATCAAGATGGCATCGATACTGGTTACGGAGTGCGGGATGGCAAATGCCATCTATCCGAACTCGGATATGGCGTTTGAAAAGCGCAAAGAACACTTTGTTGAAGCAAAGGCGGCGCTTTCCTCACTTGACATCATGTGCGGGCATATCTACTCCACGCTGATGCTCAACCCGCAGGGTGCTTTCCGAACATCCTCCGATAAGCTGGTGGACGGCGAAACAGCCATAAAACGGCTGGACGATTTGTGCCAAACACTTGGGGAAATGATAGATACCGAGGACAAATTGCTTTCCGGCATCATCCGCAACGACCGGGAACGGCAAAAGAAAGATATCGCAAGGGTAAAGTATGCTGAAGAATTGAGCAACCGTCCGGCGGCAACGCTGGACTGATGCTATAAAGGGTGCATCTCTGCTAAACTGCTGCCCATTGGTGGGGGCGTTCTCCCAATTCCGACAACTCCAACAATTTCTGTAATGTCAACACCAACGGCAGTGCCAACAATAACAACGCCAACAATTCTAATGGCGTGTCTCCCGATTTCAAAAGAACAGGTCGCATAGAGACCTTTTTGAAAGGAGAGGTGTTTCCCGTGGCTTTAAGCCCAAAACAGCATACCGATGCCGATGGCAAGAACGCTGCTTGCATGGCAGGACGGCGCATCCTGTTTCATTTGTCATGGCTTGGGGAATGGTACGCAGCGCACGAGTATTCCACACCCCGCAACGGTATGTATGACCAGTCAAGAAAGACACAACGCAAGATATTTAAGACGCTCACAAAAAAGGCTTGGAAAACGCAAGAAACGGTTTGATGCGATAGGCGGGCTTGAAGGAGTCTTTACCTATCACGATATGTTCAAAGATGGGAAAGACTGCTGCAAGGGAGTGCGTTGGAAGCACAGCGTGCAGAACTTTGAACTACACCTGTTTTCAGCCACCGCAACGGCAAGGGCAAAGGTTTTGACGGGACGGTGGGAGCCGCAGCCATATACCAAGTTTACAATTTGCGAAAGAGGCAAGACAAGGGATATCGAAGCGCCGAAGATACGAGACCGCCAAGTGCAGAAGGGGATAACAAGAAGAATACTTCTTCCCCTGTACACCCCATGCATGATTTACAACAACGGCGCAAGCCTTAAAGGGAAGGGCCTCAAATTCAGCCAAGAGAGGCTAAAACACGAGCTACGGCAGCACTACAAAAAATACGGCGCCGCCGGAAAAGTGATGCTGCTCGACTTCTCGAAATTCTTTCCAACGGCAAGCCACGAAATCGTTAGGCAGAACCACCGCAGGGTAATGTTCGATGAGGACATAATAAGGCTCTGCGATACAACCCTCCGCAGCAGCGGGATGCCGCTTGGCGTTGAACCGAGCCAAGCGGAAATGATTTACTACCCATGGGCGCTTGACTGCTGGCTGAAATGTCAATGCGGGTATAAGGGCATGGGGCATTACATGGATGATTATTACATCCTTCTCCCAACAGGAGAAGCGCCAGACGGGATTTTAGAGAAGGCAAAGTCCATCGGGCTGACGGTGAATAAATCAAAAACTGTCTTAAAACCCCTGTCAAAGCCGTTTCGTTTTTGTAAGATACGGTACTCCCTCGGGGAACGGGTAAAGACCGTAGGAAGCCGTGAAGCATACCAAAGGGCAAAGCGCAAAATAAACCTTTTCATTAAAACAAAGTCTCCAGACTGGGCGGAATCTCTCAACGCAACGATTTCCTACTTCAACAACTATAATGACAGCCTGCGGAAGAAACGGCTTTTCGACCGCATGGCGAAGGAGGGCATATGTACTATGTTTGTTTCCGGCGCTTCCGTGGGAACGCAATCTGCGGGGATGTAAACATCCCATACGGAACGAGGCTGCCGGTCTTAAACGACATCCTCCGCATGGACGGAGAAATGATATGTACCGTGCGTTCGCAAAACTCGCACGAATATTTCTCCCCGGACGATGACGGCAAGGGGCTTATCCGTGGGAAGCTGACCGAGGATATCAATAAACTGCTCCAGCGCCCCGGCAAGAAGCACCAAGCAAGGTGGGATAAGGTGTGGGAGGATATGTCGCTTACAAAATACAAGCGGCCTGAACACCCGAATCATTGGCTTTGGAACCATGATTTTTATTGCGCCCCGGTCGAAGAACTTGAGCGCATCAAAAAAATGATATCGGAGGTGTAATATGTACAAAATCACAAAGGACGGCAAGGAATATTATTCTGACACCATCCTGTATGTCAAAAAAGCCGCCAATGGCTGTTTTGTTCCATGCAATCCAGAGGACGCAAACTTTATTGTCGGCAAAGTGCCCGATGACACCGTCTTTGAGGGCGCGAGTGCGGAGTATTTGGATGGCGGCGCAGCCATTGCGGATATGCAGGAAGCCTTAAATATTATGGGGGTGAACTAATGGGCTATTACACCGAAAAAGCCAAAGAAGTAAAAGCAAAGCAGGAAGCCGAAGTGAACGAACTGCTCCAGTTAATCGCTGATGCAGTAGAAGAAAAATACCAAGAAGATATGGAGGTAATCAACAATGTATAAGATGATGAAAAAGCTGATTGAGAAGAAGTTTTACAAGACTGCTGACGAAGCACAGGGCAAGCTGGATGTATTTTTTGCTTGTAACCGTCTGACCGATGACGAGTACAGCGAGCTGACGATGCTTGTGGAGACTACTTATACTGCGGAGGTGTAAGCCTATGGAGCCGAGCGTTATTGTCGCAATCGTAACTGGCATCGCATCGGTCGCTGCCGTAGTCATAACAAATAACAAAAGCAACATGGAGCGTGACAACAAGGCCGATATCGAACGAGCCGTCACCATCGAGAAGCTGGACGAGCTGACAAGAGAGGTAAGACGGCACAACGGCTTTGCGGAGAGAATCCCCATCTTGGAGGAACGGACAACCGCCCTCAATAAAAGAGTAACCAACCTTGAGCAGAAGAAAGGAGCTTGAACATGAACGAATTTGTAACTTGGGCATCCCTCGGAACTTACGCAGGCGCAGTCATGATGGTCACCATCATCACCCAGTTTTTGAAGCAGACACCCCTGCGGAACATCAACACAAACCTCTTGGCCTATATCGTTTCCGTACTTATCCTCGTGGGCGCAGAAGCGTTTACAGGAGCCGAGCTGACGGTGCAGGGCGTTATCCTGTGCCTGCTTAATGCGGTTATCGTGGCCTTGGCTGCCGGTGGTACTTATGATGCTGCGACTACCGGCATGGTGAAAAAGGTCAAAGAGGAGGAATTCCCTCTTGAGGAGGTGGTGAAAGATGCCTAAAGTGTATCTTTCCCCCGAACGCAGACCGGCTCCCCATGCTCCGTACTACGGCTTTCCCGGCGTGTACGAGCATGATGTGTGTGTAGAGATCGGCGCTTATTGCGCCGAGGCTCTCACCCGCTGCGGGTTTGATGTGATGGTCGCATCTCCCGACAAAACGATGCAGGAGCGAGTAGCGGAAAGCATTGCTTGGAAATCCAACCTCCATATGCCCATTCACACCAATGCAAGCACGGCCACCCTGAAAGAAGGGACTGCACAGGGGCCGACTGTCCTGCGCTATGGCAGAGCCGGAGGCATCAGCGACCGGGCCTGTCAGATGGTCTACCGCAGACTGATGGAGATTTACCCCCGGAACACCCACCGAGGGGTCTATCAGAAGGACGAGTTTTACGAGATCGGCAGAACTCCCATGCTGTCGATCTATCCCGAAATCGCATTTCATGATAACGGGCAGGACGCAATTTGGTTGGTGCAAAACAAAAAGCGCATTGCCGAGGCCCTCTGCAAAGGGGTATGCGACTGGTTCGGCGTGACCTATAAAGAGGAAGAAAAGCCGCAGACCGACTGTGACAAACTTCTTGCCGAGCTGGAAGAAATCAAAGAGAAGTACAGAACCGAACACGCATCCGCACAGGCGTTGCGGGGCAGAATTTTAGCCGCCATCGAACAGTACGATACGGCGGCTGAATAACTCACTTTGTAACTCACTTTTATTCCGAAAGTGTGTTTTTTATTCCTTTTGTGCAGGAAAAGAGAACGAAAAACCCGCTTAAATACTG